CTTGATATTGACGGAAAGCTGACTATAACTGACTTTAAGACAACTGGTTCGTCTAAAGATAAGCCTGATAAGTATTTGGAGGATTATTTTTGCCAGCTCGGAGCATACAATATGGGTTTAAAACACTTAACTGGCATTCAAGCAAAGCAAGCTGCGATAATTATTGCCAAAGAAAATGGAGCCATTCAAGAGAGAATAATGAATGAGTATGAATTATTGGGAGCTATGGCAAAATTTGAAGAAAGAATGCACAAATATAATAAATTTAGATAAAAAAAATCCAGGTTTTTGAAATCCTGGAAATTTTTAGTTCAGCTGGATTTAGTCTCGTAAAAAAGCTTTTTTAGACTTTTTTTCATTGTTTGCTTTTTTTTGCCTACAATAATCTAAAGTTTGAACTGTTTTTAAAGTGTTTATTTTTTGATCTTTGCTAAGTGCAAGTTTTTCAGCATCTTCTAAATTATTAGCTTTGACCTCATAAAAGTCATAAATAATTTTTGAAGTTCTAATTTCGTAAGTTTTCATTTTTAAAAATCTCTTTTTAGTAAGTATCTAATTTTTTGGCTTTGAATGAATTAAAGTCTTTATATTGTCTATAATTCTCATCTTCATACATAAATTGATTATATTTGAAGTCGAGATTTATAGAATCACGAGCATAATCAGATAATGAAATATCACCCATGAGGTAGGCATCATCAAGTGACGCCCTTTTTTGTTGATACTCTTTATGTTTCATACAAATTTTCTCCCATGAGATTCGCTTTTCATTTCCAACATTTTTTGATTTACAACATGAGGTGGGTCATAATAAGAATTATTGTATGCTTCTAATTCTGCCTCACTTGGTTCGTAATTAATTATCGAATCAATGATTTCTAAAGCATCATATATATCATTCCATGTTGGAACGTAGTATTCAGCATCACAAGGCCATTTCATTTGTATGGCTTCTTCTTTTTCTACAAAAGAATTGAGTTCTTCATAAATTTTTTCAAGTTTCATAATAACTCCATGCAAACTTCTATACCTTTTTTGCATAAATCTATTTGTTTCTCAGTTAAATGAGGTTCAATAGATGCTGCAATTTTTTGGCACTCTAAAGATTTTTTTTCAGTTGGTGCGTTAATAGCAAGAACCAAAGCATGAAGATATGCTGTTTCGTGATCGGTAATTTTCATATTAAATAATACCCCTCTCCGTTTGTGTCATCATCTTCATCTAGTGCCCACCATGTAATCTTTACATCTTTAAATTTATCTCTAAGTTTTTTATATATAGCAATGGGTGGACACCATGCGGTATCGAAACCAATAATAAGATGACCATTGTTAACTTCAGTAATTTCAATAGCATCTTTTGGAACGTCCCATTTGGTGTCCCATTTTTCCAATCGCCAATTATACCAACGTAAATCTTGCTGATCTGAATTAGGAAATTTTGTAATTGAAAAAACTACTTCTCCTAAATGATTTCTATGATTTTCAGCAATAGGTAGCTCTCCTTTTTCGTTTGGAATTTTAGACCAATTTGGTTCTTTAATAAGTTGGCCAAATGGACACCCTTTTTCAAAGATGTCCTTAATTTTTTTAATGTTTGTTGTTTTTGCTGAAGAAAACGTAACTTCGTTTGTTGTCCAATTAGGCATTTAAAATCTCCTT